CGTAAGACAAAGAAACGAGCAGGTATGGATTGTGCGTTACACGAAGTGCCGACAGCCAAACCTGAACTGCTAGATTTCCTCAACAAACATAAAGTGTCCGTAACTACCCGTGCAGATAACGTTAAGGTTAACTCTGTCAAACAAGTTGTTGACACAACACACGAAGATGTTAAGCCCGCGAAAGTTGCAGATGTCCCATATGTTACGGATGTCCCAGATAGAGAAGAGTTTATTGGCAAGACTACCATGCTAGTAGGTAACGGCATGTCTAAAAAGATTCATGTTTACTTCTATGCCGAAAACATAGGGGGTATAACTGATGAACTTTAACCATGAAAAGTTTGTGAAAACAGTAAATGAAATACTGAAGGGCGAGTATTTAGTTCAAGGAATACATAATACTGATACAGGTGACTTAAGTATTAATGATGAGGCAATGTGTAACTCAACACGACTAAGCCCAGAAGAACATGTGGAACTAGGAGAGTTACGTCCACAAATCATCCACAACTGGCAACGTCCTTTAAGGCGACACAATGGATACGTTATGGACATAGCTGATAAAGGACTTAGGAAATGGGTTACTAAAGCAAAAGCAGCAGACGCTAGAAAACTTGCCTCCCCTTCAACAGTGCATTATAAAATTAAAAATGAAGCTCTGGATATAATTATTCCTACTATGCGTAGGAACTCCCGAAGAATCTTTACTAATAACTTTTTTAATTCGCATCCCCCACACAAGTCTATGTTTGTCGAATGGGACAACGCTTATCTTCTCAGCAAGTTAGGTAAAGTGAAGGGTGAGTTTGAACCTCGTATACAAGGAGTTTGGATACAGGAAGCTAGTAGAGTAGTTAACGGTGACAAGACTGAACACAGAGAGAAGAAAAGAGAAACCGTCATGGGATATACCTATGATTGGTTTGGGCAACTTAAACATGGAATAACAGCAAAGGAAGGGTGGGGAACAACATGGGAAGATAACTACGCCAAAAATAACTCTTATATTTATGAAACCTATCAGGAAGGTATGAACCTTTTTAATCTTGCTTTCCACGACCAAACCTACACACATGCACATGTTCCTACTAACCCCGACTACCCAGATAGAGAATTTTGGTGTGCTTATATGTTTGCGCCATTTATGCACCACTTTAGTCATATCGCTACTATCCATGAAAGGTTTAACATCGCAAAAAGTAGTGGAGATATAATGTTAGCCGCTTCATCCGGTATGCCAAACTTAGAAGTTGGAGACCCATATTCAAAGGCGCTATCTCCAGATGAAATTACCATGCTTTCAAACTTAGCTTACGTTGATCAAGATACCGCTTCCGGTGGAGTGATACAAAGACCTTTAGAAAATTTCTCAGCTACTTCAGGCTACTCACAAGAGTATGCCGAAAACTACCCTGCAATAAGCCAATCTGCGATTGGTTGGTTCACCACGTTAACTAATATTATTTCTTTGATTAATCAACCGTGGGCAGTAATAGAGGAAGAAGGTATTACAGCAAGAGGCACTAAGTCTGTCGCTGAGAACATCAACAAGGGGCAACAGTTTAAAGTGATTACCCTCAACGTGCCACAAGACAAAGCAATCAAACTATTTAACAAGACGAAGGTGCGTACTCGTAAGTTTGGTACGGCAGAACACACAGTGCGAGGACATTATCGTACCTACAAGAAGACCGGAGAAACTATATGGATTGATGAGCACGCAAGAGGGGACGCTAAATATGGTACAGTACATAAAGACTATGAAGTTGTTAAACGCGAAGGATTGCTTAAACCCGTAGGAGCTAAGAAGGAGCGTAAAAAATGAATCGAGACCCAGTAATGGTTGATCTTGACAGGTACTTAGAGAGACAAGACCCTGAGTTCGTAGAGCAATGGGAGATCAATGAAGAGATTGCAGAGCGTGCAGCAGACGAAGCATGTTCTACTTTTAAGGAGAACGATGATGAGTGAAGACAGAAAAGAGTTTAAGAAACAAATGCACCAAGTAGATGCCGATTGTGAAGAACTTATATGTAAGCATTTGGATGAAGGGGTGCACCCCCTGACAATCTGTGGGGCTTTGATTACTAACGTGTCGGAACTGTGCAAGAAGGGATCGTTAGATAAAAAAGAATTTATGTCTATGGTAGAGAGCACATGGAACTTAATCGAATGGACAGAAGATGAGATGAAGGTACTACACTAATGGAAATAACTATAAAACTTGATGACCATGATACGAACCCTAAACACATTGAGCACTTTCTTAGTTTGCTTGAGAGAGTGATTGTTATATTAGAGGAGGAACAAGGGGAGGGTAAAAAAGGAGATGGATGATCTTAGAACAAATACGTGTCCCAAGTGTAAGGCTATCTCTGAGCAAGTACTTAACATGGAAACAGGCAAACGTGTTGGCTGGTACTGTTTAGCGTGTCAGCATTTTGAGGAAGCTATACTACGAGAAACAGTTATAACCGAAGCTGATATAAAGAGAGTACATATATGAGGAGAAGAGAACGATGATAATAAAAGAAGTTAGCAAAGACTTTTGGAGATTAGAAACAGGAACAGGGGATGAAAGACTAATTTGGTATGGACATTCCAGAACAGAAGTACGTAGTAAGTTTATGAAATGGATTCGGGACAACAATAACAATACGATAGGGGAAGTAACTCGCCGCCGTTGTACACCTACGAGAGTTGCTAGTCATCTTGCACATTTAGAATAGGAGAGAGATATGCTCTATGAATACAGTTGCACTATTCGATCTATTACAGATGGTGATGGATTACGTGTCGATATCGATTTGGGTTTTGGGGTCACTCTTAGGGGTGATGATGGTAGGGGCGTTAATATTCGTTTATTTGGAGTTGACGCACCCGAATCTCGTACACGAAATAGACAGGAGAAAGCACATGGCCTTCTTGCAAAGAAATTCGTCCAAGAACATTGCCAAGTCGGGGAGAAGTACATCCTCCGAACAAAGGAGAAAGGGAAGTTTGGAAGATGGTTGGGCGAAATTAAAACGCGAAAGGGACTTATTACAAAACTACTTATCAAGAACAAACTCGCAGTTGAGTATCATGGGCAGAATAAAAAAGAAATTAAAGCAGCTCATGAAACGAATCGGCAAGAGTTGATTAAGATGGGGCTTTTGTAGTGGATATAATAACTGTAGATTTTGAAACTTATTACAGCAAGACTTTTGGTTTTAGGAAACTTACTACTGAACAGTACGTGCGTAGCTCCGACTTTGAAGTTATTGGTGTTGCCGTAAAAGTTAATAACGGAAATACTGATTGGCTTAGTGGTAGCTATGAAGATTTGAAAACTTATTTAGGAGATAACTATGATTGGGGAAACGCTGCTGTTCTGGCTCATAACACTTTGTTCGATGGTGCTATTTTGCATTGGCTTTTTGGCATACGTTGTAAGCTCTATTTTGACACGCTTAGTATGGCTCGTGCACTTCATGGTGTCGACACCTCTGCATCTCTTAAATCATTGTCTGAGATGTATGGTATCGGACAAAAGGGAGATGAAGTTATCAAAGCCGAAGGAAAAAGAAGAAGCGACTTCAGCGAACAAGAACTAGCAGAGTACGGGGACTACTGCATCAATGACGTGGAACTTACGCATAAATTGTTTTCTATATTTATGAACAAACGCATGTTCCCAAAGATGGAACTTAAGGTGATAGACATGACCCTACGTATGTTTATCGAACCTCAGTTAGTGCTAGATGTGGGTAAGCTAGACCAGCACTTGGATAATCTTAAAGCACAAAAAGAGCAACTTCTTACAGAGAGTGGAGTGGAACGAGAAAACCTGATGTCTAACAATAAGTTCGCTGAACTGTTAGAGGAGATCGAGGTTACTCCACCAATGAAGGTAAGTCCTAGAACTGGGAAAGAAACTTATGCGTTTGCAAAAACAGACGAAGCGTTTAAAGCTCTACAAGAACATGAGGACATAAGAGTACAAACGCTGGTAACAGCAAGGCTTGGCTTAAAGAGCACTTTAGAGGAAACAAGGACGGAAAGATTCTTAGATATATCCACTCGTGGTAAACAGTTACCTGTACCTATCCGCTACTATGCAGCCCACACTGGAAGATGGGGTGGCGCTGATAAAGTAAATCTACAAAACCTTCCCTCTCGTGGGCCTAATGCCAAGATACTCAAGTCATGTATGTGTGCGCCAGAAGGTCACACGATTGTCCAAGCCGATTCTGCTCAGATAGAGGCTAGGGTTCTCGCATGGTTAGCAGAACAAAACAATCTGGTACAAGCCTTTGAACGTGACGAAGATGTTTACAAGAAGATGGCAAGCACTATCTATAATATTCCTGTAGAGGATGTCTCAGCCGATCAACGTTTTATTGGCAAGACTACGATACTCGGAGCAGGATATGGTATGGGTGCAGTGCGCTTTCGTGATCAACTTAAAACATTAGGTGTAGAAGTTGATGAAGAAGAATGTCGCAGGATTATAAAGGTATACCGAGATACCAATAATAAGATAACAGAGTTGTGGCGAAACGCAGGGGATGCACTAACTGGGATGCACCGTGATCAGAGGTATGCTTTAGGTAGAGCTAATGTGTTGAAGATAATACCTAGAGATAATGCAATCCAGTTACCGTCAGGTCTAAACATGTACTACAACAAGTTGAAGATAGAACATGATGACGAAGGGAGACCACAGTTTATGTACAAGACAAGGCAAGGCTACATTAAAATTTACGGTGGTAAGGTAATAGAAAATGTATGTCAGGCTATTGCACGTTGTGTAATGGCAGAGCAAATGTTGGAGATACAAAAGAAATACAAGGTGTTGCTAACAGTACATGATTCCGTGGTATGCTGTGTATCTGACGAACAAGTTGAAGAGGCTTGTAATTACATTAATTCCTGTATGGCTTATGTACCCGAATGGGCACTTGGCCTTCCTGTCCGTGGGGATGTGGAAATTGGAAAGAACTATGGGGACTGTATTGAATGGACACCAAACCTGCATGGTCTTTCAGCAGCTTAAAATCTTTTGAGCAATGTCCAAAGAAATACCATCACTTAAGAGTACTAAAGGATTATAAAGAACCACAATCGGAAGCAATGTTTTATGGTAATGAATTCCATAAAGCAGCAGAAGATTATGTTAGTAAAGTTGTACCTGAACTTGATCCTAGATTTTCTTACGCTAAAGTTATGCTAGATAAGTTGTTAGCAATGGATGGAGAAAAGTTGTGTGAATACAGAATGGGTATAACCTCTAACTTAGACCCATGTAAGTTTTTTGACAAGGACGTGTGGTACAGAGGCGTAGCTGATTTAATAATCCTTGATAAGGAAAATAAAATAGCGCGAGTATTTGATTACAAAACAAGTAAGTCCACAAGGTACGCTGATAAAGGGCAGTTGGAACTCATGGCTTTGTGCGTCTTTAGGCACTTCCCTGAGATAGAAGTTGTCAAGTCAGGGTTGTTATTTACGGTATGTAATAAGCTAATTAAAGAAACATACACTAGAGAAGACCAGACTAGATTATGGCGTAAGTGGTTAACTAGTTATGGAACATTAGAGAAAACTTTTGAGAATGACGTGTGGAATCCAAGACCCACTGGATTGTGTAAGGCACATTGTGTCATACTAGAATGTCCACACAATGGGAGACGTTAATTATGCCATACACAAAAAAGAAACGTCCTTATAAGAAGGAGTACCAACAACAGAAAGCACGAGGCGAACACGCTGATCGTATGGAACGACAACGTGCTAGACGTAAGATAGACAAGACAGGCGTGGACAAAAACAAAAACGGTAAAGCCGACAAGCGAGAGGGCAAAGATGTTAGCCACAAGAAAGCTCTAAGCAAGGGCGGTACTAACAAAGACGGGTACAAGATAGAAAGCAAGAGTAAGAATCGGTCTCGAAATTATAAAAAGAAGAAGACCACAAAAAAGAAATCTAAATAACATCTCGGAGTAACGATGCAAGTAGTTGAGAACAGGGGGCTACGCCTGAAGGTGCGTGACCCTCAAAGAATTACGACTGCCATACCAACTAGCAAGTCATTAGGTAATAACGAAGTATTGGTGCGGTGGGGCGTAGACGAAGCTCGTGTCCTCCGTAACCTGAACATAAAAGATGTACCGTCTCCCATACTGGGTAAGTATAAATGGACAGGGCATCTGAAACCTTTCGAGCACCAAAAGACCACAAGTTCTTTCCTTACTATGAACCCTCGTGCTTTTTGTTTTAACGAACAAGGCACTGGGAAAACTGCCTCTGCAATATGGGCAGCAGACTTTCTAATGAAAGAACAAGTAATTAAGAAAGTACTTATTATATGTCCCCTATCCATAATGGATTCGGCTTGGCGTGCTGACCTGTTTAAGTTTGCTATGCACCGCACAGTAGACATAGCGCATGGCCCTAAAGACAAACGCCGTAAGATAATAATGAGTGACGCGGAGTTTGTGATAATAAACTACGATGGCGTAGAGATTGTGGAAGAACATATCAAGATGGCAGGTTACGACTTGATTATTGTAGACGAAGCTACCCACTACAAAAATGCACAATCCAAGAGATGGAAAACACTTAACAGAATAATGAAACCAGAGACATGGATGTGGATGATGACAGGTACACCAGCAGCACAGTCGCCATTAGATGCGTTTGGTTTAGCCAAGATGATAAACCCTTTGTCAGTGCCACGTTCTTTTAGTGCTTTTCGTGAGATGGTTATGTATAAGGTAACTCAGTTTAAATGGGTTCCAAAAGATACCGCAATACCCACAGTGCACGCAGCCTTACAACCTGCCATTAGATACACCAAAGAACAATGTTTGGATTTACCAGAACTCACATACACCAAACGTGAGGTAGAACTTACACCGCAGCAAAAGAAATACTACAAGGCCATTCGAGAACACATGCTTACGATGGCAGCAGGGGAACAAGTTACCGCAGCAAACGCAGCCGTTACGATGAACAAACTATTGCAAATCTCCTGTGGTGCAGTTTATGCCGACAGCGGCGAGACGGTAGAGTTTGATATAAAGAACCGATACAAAGTATTGAAGGAAGCTATTGATGAGTCTAGTCAAAAGGTGCTGGTCTTTGTTCCGTTCAAACATGTCATTGATATACTCTCTGAGAAACTTCTTGCTGACAAAATAACTAACGGCATTATCCGGGGAGATGTTAGCGTCTCTAAGCGCACGGAACTGTTTCGTAATTTTCAAACTACAGATGATCCCAGAGTACTAATAATCCAACCGCAAGCAGCAGCACATGGTGTCACCCTAACCGCAGCTAATACCGTTGTATGGTGGGGGCCAGTGGCTTCATTGGAAACGTATGCACAGGCTAACGCACGAGTGCATCGGTCAGGACAGCACCATCCTTGTACTGTGGTGCAGTTACAGGGAGCACCAGTAGAGAAAAGAGTATATAAACTACTTGACGAAAGAATAGATGTGCACACAAAAATAATAGATTTATACAATGAACTACTTGAAATATAAAAAGAGTGCCCATATAATCACTTTGCTTAACCAAAATATAATAAAGAGGACGATGTGATGGCAAAAGCAAAGCAAGACAATGAGGAACCGCACGCTATGACTCAAGCTGAAGAAGTTGGATTGGAACGTTTGGTCGAAGCGTGTATTAAAATTCGTGATAAAAAAGCGGAGATTACTAACGAACTTAACGGTAAGTTGGAAGCTCTGGATACCAAACTCAAAGCGTTTAAGGCAGCTTTAGATGAGCACTGTCAGAAGACAGGTGCTAAGTCTATGTCTTTCGAGTGCGGTAGTTTTTATCGTTCAGTCAAAACAAAGTATTGGACTTCTGATTGGGAGAGCATGGGTAAGTTTATCGTAGAGAACGAAGCTACTGATTTACTTGAGAGGCGTATCCATCAGGGTAATATGAAATCCTTCTTGGAGGAAAACCCTGAGAAATTACCGCCAAACCTAAACGCCGAATCGGAATACACAATTACTGTTCGGAGGAAGAAATAAATGCAAGAAGCGTCATACGTAACTCTGGATGAACTTGCTGCACATGTAGGTGTCAAAATATCTACAGTACGGCAGTGGGTGAAAAGAGGCTACATTCCACGTAACACTTACATTAAAGCAGGTAGCACCTATCGTTTCTGTTTGAAAGATGTTGAAGCATCTTTGCGTGACGAAGGTACAGAGGAGGATGTATCTGATGTATCTATTGAAGATGCAACTCCTGTTTCGGAACTCTCTGAAATGGTTAGAGAAATAAACGAGGATTTATAAAGGCAGTCTAATGACAGATACAAGTAATTTAGACGATATGCCTGATAGTTATAAAGACTTGTTAGCTCAACTAGATGGAGAAACAAAACCTACACAAGACGACACTCCAAAAACAAATAAACTATCTATTCGTGATAAAGTGTTTCGTAAAATTGTGGACGGTGCAGAAGTTGCCCAACTAACACAGCAGGAATTAGACGTAGTTATTGTGAAGACAGGAGCTATATCTCGTTTGTTTTATAAGGGCGAATACCGTAGCGGTGTTGGTAGTCAACCTACATGTTGGAGCGCAGATGTACGCACTGGCACTCCCTGTCCTGATGTCCCTGAAGGGAACCGTCAGAACCCCACTTGTTTTGATTGCACACAAAACATAAAGGGTAGTGGAGGGCAAAGCTCAAGAGCATGTAAATATCGACAGCGCATTGCGGTAATGTTGGTAGATTCTGAAGGACAGATAACTTCACAAGATGTTTATCAATTAGACTTATCTGGTGTAAGTGTGTTCGGGCGTGATCAAAAGCGTATGTCTATGCAGGGATACGCCAAATACTTGAACACACATCAATGTCCTTTAGCATCTGTAATAACAAATATAAGTTTTGATAACACTACACATTTACCGAAACTTATATTCACACCAAAACGTGCATTAGAAAAAGAAGAACTGTCTTTAGTTGCGTATCTACAAAAAGATGCAAATACTAAGGCGCTTGTTGAATTGAACATAAAACCTCATAAAGAACTACATCAGGATGTCGATAGCGTTTTTGGCGTAGTGACAGGAGAAGGAGTTTACAAAACTGGTAATTGATAAAACGCGAAAATATTTTTTAACCCTTAGTCGCAAGACTAATGCTATTTTTAACCTTTAACGAGAGCGAAATTATGGAAAGACAAACTTACATGATTAACAATGTGGAAGCTCTTTATCCACGATTAGATAAACCGTATCGCTACGACAAGAGCGCCAACAAAGGGAAAGGCAGTAGTGTCCCATGTGAGGCAGAAGCGAAAGGTGCGGAGTATAGCGTTAAATTTAAGATGGATACTTCTCAAGCTAAAGAATTGGGAGCCGCCATGCTTAAAGCGTATAACGAAGCGAAAGAAGATAGTTGGCCGAAGTTTAGTGTGCCTTTTGAGAAAGTAGATGGTGACACTGTGGCTTTTATTGGTAAGGCAAAACTACCTGCTATGTTTAGTGACACACCTACCGTTCCCCCAAAACATTACGACTCAGAGAACACAAAGCTAGAGGATGGGTTTCAATTGACAACGGGTAGTACTGTCAACTTGTATGTAGAACTAGTCCCCTACAACTATCAGGGTAGTGGGGTGTCGCTGCGTTTACGTGGGGTACAAGTTATTAAGCTGAAAGAATTCGTTGCTCCTTCTCCGTTTACAGCGCAAGAAGGTTTTACAAAAAACGATGCAGCTCCTAAAGATGACATTGACTCTATCTTTGATACCGCAGAAAAACCACAAGCTGAAAAACCTGTGGAAGAACCTGTGGAAGAACCTAAAGTCAGAACAAAGAAGAAAGCAGAGCCATCTTCCGAAGACGATCTATCAAAACTTCTTGATGAGTTAGATGATTTTGATGGGTAACAATAACCATACGGAGCGTCTGCATGGGCGCTCCATCTCTACGATGTGTACTTTAATATGGATACTGAACAGTTTTTAAAGACTGTTCTGGGTGATGAGGGTTTTTACTGCACAGTTTGTATCAAAGAAAACAAACAGGTTACACAAGAATTTAAAGAATCAATAGAAGATGTTGTACAGAGTGTTAAACAAATAGATGCAGCGGGTAATGAAGCATACTTTGCAGTTAGTACGTTTAAAGAAAAACAACGGAAAGCTGAATACGCCGAACAATTAAAAACTTTATTTCTTGATATAGATTGTGGTGAAGGTAAAGACTACGCAACTCGGAACGAAGGGCTAGACGCACTTAAAGCATTTTATAAACGCTATAAACTTCCTCCTACACTTATAGTTAATTCTGGGAGGGGTTGGCACGTCTATTGGGTATTGGATAAACCTTGTGGTCGTGACGAATGGATTACGGTAGCTGAACAATTAAAAAACGCTTGCAGTGATTTTGGGCTTAAAGCAGATACCGCAGTTACGGCAGACGCTGCCAGAATACTACGTCCGGTGGGAACGCATAATTACAAGGGCAACGTACCGTTACCTGTTGAGTTATATAGCAGCAGTGATTACATAACATCTTTACAGGAGTTTAAAGACAAACTTCCTAATAGTTTGATGCCAGTTCTCCCACAAAGAGAATACTCCGAAGAGGACAAGCGCGACATGGAGCTTGCTTCTGGAGGTGGGGAACGTTACTCGTATTCGTTAACTGACATTTTAAACAAAAGTGTCACAGGCAAAGGATGCCAACAGATTCATCGGGCAGTTGAAAAACCAAACGAAATTACTTACAACCAATGGATTGATGTTCTGTCTGTGGTTAAAGAGTGCGAAGAAGGCCCGAAAGCAATACACGTTATCTCTAATAAATACGATAAGTACAGCAAATCAGAAACAGAATCTGTAGCAGCAGGATTAAAGTGGGCGCACCACTGTACTACTTTCGAGCAAAATAACCCTGACGGTTGTGCAGACTGCATACATAAGGATAGCCCTAAGATAAGAAGTCCGAAAGATTTAGGGCGCAGATTACTCAAGAAGGTACAGGAAGACACCGAGACACAAGTAACAGAACAGGAAGACCCAAAACAACCTATTATACCAAAGTACCCTTACCCCTACTTTTCTCTTAGGAATGGGGGCATTGGGGTAATGGAGACAGATGCCGAAGGTAATCAGTTTGAAAAGCCATTATGCGACACAGACTTTTATATCGTAAAAAGATTACGCGATAAGATTGTTGGGCCAGCCTACATTTTTAGGCATCACACAAAGCAAGAAGGGATTAGAGAGTTTATGATTCCTGCTCAAAAACTTATCAGCACAGAATCTTTTAAGATACAAATGAGCAAGAACGACATATTTACACTAGCCCCTATGGATTTGATGAAATACGTAGCTGCTTGGATAGCTCAAGTTAAAGATGTTAATGGGCTTCCAGAGATACAGGTAGCAGACCAATTTGGTTGGACGGATAACAACAAGTCTTTTATTTTAGGGGACAGAGAAATTCATGCAGATTCTATAGAACCTAATTACCCAAGTTCTGTAACAGAAGATTATTTCATGCACTTTGCAAAGAAGGGGAGCTTGGAAGAATGGAAAAAGATACCAAAGTTTTTTGACAAGGTTGGATTTGAACCTCACCAATATATGTTTGGGCTTTCCTTTGCTGCACCACTTATGGTTTTTGCTCCTAAGATAGCAGGAAGTATATTCCACTTAAAAAGCGCTGAGTCTGGTTTTGGTAAGTCTACTGGACAATTTGCAGGAGCTTCTCTGTGGGGCGACCCTACTTTAGTAGTGCAAAAAGGTGATGACACTATAGCTTCTATATGGAAGGTAGCAGAGACTTATAAAAATATTATTATCTATTGTGACGAACTATCTAACAAGGGAGGCAAAGAGTTAAGTGGCTTTGCTTACGATGTGAGTGGTGGTAAACAGCGTAACAGGTTAAGAGGTTCTAGTGAAATAAACAAAGAACGTTACCGGGGAAATCCTTGGAGGACTCTTGTGGGAACTAGTGGTAATACTAGTATATTAGAAACAATATCCGCAGAGTTTAGAGAAAGCCCAAAAGGAGAGACTCAACGAGTACTTGAAGCAGAAACAATGGTTAAGCTCAAAGAAGATAGTGCCACTACAAGAGAAGGTATTGAACTTAACATGTTGTTAGAAAACAACTATGGACATGCAGGTGAAAAGTACATCCAGTATGTAGTAAAGAATAAAGATGTAATAGAAAAAATACTGTTGCAAAAGATAGAAGATATAATAAAAGAAACAGAGCTGTCTGCCCAGAATAGATTTTGGTTGTGGCAAGCCGCAGGGGTACTTACAGGCTTACTGATTGCAGGTAGGCTAGGACTGCATAGTTTGAACATAGATAACTTGCAGGATTGGATTTGCAAGCAACTACGCCATGCTCGTGATGAGACGGTGAAGATGACAGTAGATATTCACGACACAATAGCGGCTTACTTGGCCGACAACAATCGCAGCATACTTAGACTAAGAAGCACTGATAAAGAAGTGTATGACCCAGAAATGGAGACCTTAATTAGTCCCGAACAATTACCTATGTACAAGTTTGTAGGGCGACATGAGTTCGACACTAACACTTTGTACTTGTTACCTGCGCCGTTCAAGAAATGGTGTTTGCTCCGAAAGATAGACTACGGCTCTACACGTAGGGCGATTATGGAGCAGATGAATGGTACAGCTTTAAAGTTTAGGCTAGGAACTAACACTAACTTGAAACTTCCAATAACACATGTACTTAAACTATCTTGGTCTGAAGAAGTTACTGAGAGTATAACGTAAGCTAAAAGTCTTCCCTGCTAAGACAGTCAATGATTATGCGGGTAGGGCAGGTAGTGCAGGTGTGGCAAGTTTGTGGTACAGTGCGCCTACATCGTTCTCGTAGAGAGACAATTTGCCCTCCATGTGGGGGCATTTTTTTATCCTACATAAAAGTCATCTTCGCCTAGTTCTTGTAGTCGCCTACGCACCACAGCGTTCAAACGTTGTCGGTTCACCGTTATACCCCCTAGTCTGCGTGCTATCAGAGAGGTTATGCGGTGTTGTCTTAACGACCTGCTCTTCGTAGACCCTGTAATCCTTACTTCAGGGTTTCTTGCGTTGAACTCCATGATCTCCCTATCCGCGTCAAGCACCCCTGTAAAGTCTCCTTCACGGAAAGCCATATAACGTTGACGTAACAACTTAGTTCTTTTCTCACTAATGTTTCTGTCTATACGTTTGTCTCGTGCGTTTATCTCTAGTTGTTTCGTGTAGTCAGCAGGAGCAAACCCAAAGAATTGTCCAAAAATGGAACGTGCTGATAAGTCTTCTGTAATTGGGTCACCTCGTAAAGTACGTGCACCCTCAGTAGCATAGCGGATGCTTTTTAGTGGCCCTGAGAAACCTGCGGGTAACATTCCTTCCAACCCACGTCTGTACTCACCTTCGGCCATCAAACCTCCACTACGTGAGATGCGTTCCGCTATACCGTAAAGTGGGCCACCTGCCATTTCTAAAGCATAACTAAGGCCATCCTCTATCTCATTATTAGGCAGTGACCTAAATATTAAATTAGTCATACCAATACGAGGTGCAAAATCTGCATCAAAAATTTGATTAAGTATGCCGGAATAGGCAGTTTCACCAATATTAGCAGCTACAATGCTGTCAAAATCATCGTCTTGGTCATCTAAGAAGAATAAGTTAGCTACACCAGCAAACACACCATAAAGAGGTAACCCTTGTGCTCCTGCCAACAAACCAGACATACCGAACAATCCAGCAATTTGTGCTTTAGCGTCTTTTTGTTCTTGTTCTGAAAAGTTGCCCATTCCTATAGCTTGTTTAGCCATCTTCATTTGCAGATAAGCCATAGACACACCGAACCGCTTATACATGAGAAGTATGCTACTAATGTCACCTTGAGCTATTTGAGGAGCTGTTTCTATTAATGCACCACTGTTAGTATGCTCAACGTCAAGCATTACCTCGTTTACAAAATCACTACCTAATGCGTGTACTTTTTCCAAATAGGCTTCGTATTTACGAATCTGCTCTGCAGTAGCACCTTCTTTTGGAGGTTTTCTTACAGTTTCTAGTTTGCTATCTGCTTTAGCTTTATCCAACGCTAGTTTGTACGCAGCCATCGCTGTAATTTGTCTGTTAAATCTTTCCCCTTGATGGAACATAAATCCAGAAATTCCATTTACAGCAGTTAAAGTTCGATCAAACTTCCCACCCGTTGGGTTGTCTATATCTAGCATGTCTCCAATAGTGGACGCATTAGCTGCTCCTCTGTCAACAAGTTCTCTTATTAGAGGCTTAAGTTCTGCATATTCTTCCGGTAAGTTTTCAAGGTCAAGGTTGGCGAGGCTAGGCCCATCAATCTCATATAAGTCATCTCTGGTTAACCCTCGCTTCTTTAGCTCTGCATCTAAATTTGCGTCTTCAAGCCCTTCAAGGTTTTCAAGCCCTGCCACTCTACGTTTAACGCCAGTGCCAGAGTATAATTTCATAGCTTCCATCATAGCTGCCATCGTGTTACGCATCCCATAGCGTCCTGCTAAATAAGGCAACACTACAATGGGTAAGATGAAAGAGTTAACTACAGCAGAAGAAACGTTAAAACCTAGCGTCATCAAGAACCCAAGTGATTTAAGCCGTCTACTGTTGGTGCTTATATCAGGGTTTTTAACAAAGTCTGCGTATTCTGTTCCTTTCTTCATTAATTGTTCAGCGTAATCCAGTTCGCCCTGACTGCCAGTAACCTGTGCCCGTAAATTATTTAAATTAGTTTTAACTTGGTCAAGAGGAGCATCAAACTTTAATTTATCTACTTGCCCCATAAAAGCTGGCATACGTTGACGGAACACATCAATAGCATCTCTTTGTGCTCCACGAACATCTTTTCTACGTTTAAAAGCGCGATGCAAAGAACGCTCTGGCATTGCGTCAATAAGAGCATTTTGTAAAATAGCATCAAAGGCATTACCCGCCTCTAGTACTTGATCAAACTTAGCTTCTGCGGCTGCAAGTTCTTCAGGTGTGGGTTCTCTGTTTTCTTCTTTAGCTTTAGCTAATATTTTTTGTTTGGCTTTTTCTGCGGCTTGTTTCTTTTTTGATTGTACATCTGCAAGTAATCCTTGTGCCCATCGAATGTCTACAGAAGAACGTTCTGATGCGTCAATTTCAGGGCGATTTAGCATTGAACCTTCCAAAGCAGCTCTAAATTCCGCTTCCTGTATTTGTTCAGGAGTGGCATTAGGATTATCTGCTAGTAGTGTTTCTCGTCCTCTTTTTCTAGCCTCAACAAAAATACCTGCTTCACTTGTAAGTAATTCCTCTCTTAGTCTGGTATCTTGTAAGATAGCTTGTTCGTACCGTTGCCTGTCTTGTCGAGAGTCAAAAGCAGTTTTAAATATTTCAGGTTGTCCTGTAATTGGGTGAAGACCCATGTGGGTGTACCAAAAATCGCCTTTTCTAAACAACGGAAAATAAGGCTCTATAAGTTCTTTATTTAAAAGCTCCAATAGAATTTTATCTTTGTATAATTGTTTTGCTTGTACCGCTTCTTCAGAATCGGTTTTAACTCCATCAATACGTGCTACCAAGGCTTTACGTAAATCTTCGTAAGCATCTGAATAGGCATCTCGTAACTCTACGTACACCTCTCTTGCTTTCGGATCAAGCCTATTCCAGTACTCCATTATATTGTTATAGTCTTTTTCTGCTTCTTCACTAGGGTTTATCTTACCGAACTTTGACTGTTCTTCTTTTGGCAACTTGTCATTCTTCGCTTGTTCTTTCTCAAAAGCCGCATCTCTTTTTTCCGCAGTTGGAAAATGATAAGTGTTCCTGTTACCGTCTTTATCTACCACAGTGTAACGATACCCTGTGTAGTACTCTTTAGCGTTCTCTCTGGAAGGGTCTATTCTAAGTAAAGTACTTTCTTCAACTACAAAGTTAAAAAGTTTGCGTTGGTTTTCACCTAACTGCTTAAGTATCTTTTCAAACCGCCTTGCCTTGTCTTTAGTTAACAGTAGATACTTTTGCCTAGAGCCATTCTTTTGCTGAATAACTTTAAACAACTCATCCAAACCTGTACCTAAATCTCTTATACCTTTGTTGTTACTTTGTTTTGCAAAATCAGCTATGGAATTGAGAGGTAATAACTTAAAAAAGAACCCACGAGCGTCATTAGTTGCTTGCGGCGCATACGCATTAAATATAGAAGCCGCATCTTGTGGAACCTCACCGCCATATCCGTCAAATAGGTCATCCAAAAACGCATCTTCTTTACCTGCCGTTACCGCTAGGTTCATAGCAGGAGCGTTACGGTATTGAGGAGCAGGAGAGATCATGTCCCCTACTATCTTATCTACTTCACTCATTGCTGAGTTCAATTTCTTTGTAGGAAGACGGCGTAATACGCGAATTACGTTAGCCACTATATTCTTGAATCGCTCCCATGTCCCTAACTTGTCTCCGTTGGTATCCATAGAAGCTAGTTTGGCTTGGAACTCTGGGTTGGAAAAAGCCTCGGCAACAAATTCGTCAAGGTTAGTAGTACCGTAAGCGTCTTCTAATCTGTCTTTAACACTATCAAAGAGTGTCTGTAACTGTTTAGTAGTTGAACTGCTTTTGTTAGCAATTACGTGTGAAGTAACAGCGTGTAAGGATTCGTGCAACAAAGCGTGGTTAGTAGGGGGTATGCTTTCGTTAAGAATAATAGTATTAGTTCTAGGATCGAACATACCTGCCAACAAACGCCCTTTCCCATCCATCAAGTTCGGTTGGAATGTAACCTTAGTACCACTTTCTGCAATGGCTTTGTTGATGGCTCTGGCAACTTTTCGTACATCTTTATCTTGATTATTACCAAGTAGTTCCAGAGCTTCTGCCAGTTTCCCTTCTCGTAGTAGTTGGGTAACTTCTGGGTCTAAAACAGCCGCTGCTCCCACTAGTTTCTTCATTGGGAGAGGCATACCCAAGTCACTTCGCATACTGTTCTGCATAGCCTCTAAATTTTTTCTAGTGCTTTCAGAAGCGTTTTGTTGAATCCACGCTATTTTAGCTCTTGCATCTGCTTTTTGTTGGGCAGTTCCATCAATGGAATCATAGGCAAGAGCCGAGAGAAAACTTTCCATTTCTGCTCCAGTTTCTATTCCCTCAAACTGTGCCCGGAATTTTTCTTCGTCTAGTTCTTTGTCAACTTGTTGTTGAGCTACGCTTTCTTCTGTTGCGTTACGAGGGTCATCATTTGCCTGTGCTTCTGAATCGACAGTAGTAGCTCCCTCTTTAGCTGCTTGTACCTCTTCGTTTGTGGCGTTCTTAACGTTTTCTCTTCGATTAGGTCGTAGGATTCCTCCACGAGGGCCAAGCATTTCTACTTGTTCTTGTCTTTGTTCTTCTAGTTTTTCAAGTATGCGTTGTTGTTCTGCAATCTCCTGATCTAAACGATTGCTTTCTGCTTGTGCTTGGGCAGCAGGGTCAGCAGGGTCTACTTGTGGTATCTCTAATTGCGCTTGTCCCTCTACTTGACGGCCAGTACGTTGTGCCGCATCAAAAGCACTTTCCATAGCACCAACTCCGGGTTGTGCAGCACGAGCAAGAGCTTCACTTTGAGCTTTTTCTTCTGCTAATTGTGCTTCGCGCTGTGTAAAAGCAGCGTCTCGTTCTTCACTGGAATCTATTATCGACTGCCTAAGATTCAGCAATGGAAGTTGTTCAGAGGTCTGTGCTTCTGGTTCCACAAATGTTGAAGAAGCTAGAAAACTTTTTACCCTAGCTCTAGTGTTAGCGTTAACACGTCCGTTATTAGAGTATTTTGTTAACTCTGCTTGTACTTCAGCACGTTGTGTAGGATCAGATAAATCTTTACCCCGTACACGTTTAACTACTGGAGAGGCTTTGGGTATTCCTAAACCTTCTATTATATCAACGTCTTCAAGAACTGTAGGGGGTGGCTCTGTTTCAGGTCTTGGAGAAGCTAATGCTAAAGCAACATCTTCTGCCTCTACTTCTGGAACTGCTGGAAGAGTTCTCTGTTCGCCTAGTTCAGGAGCTAGGTTACGTGATTCAGTGCGTTGTCTTGCTGCAACTATCGCCGGAGAAGTCCCTGCACCCGCAGCAGATACTATTGCCTGTTCTGCTCTTTCGGCATCTCTCTGTGCTTCAAAATCAGTTACTTCTTCAGTAGGAATAGCTTGCCCTTCGGGAGTGACTCTCGTAGTTGGGGCAGGTAAACGAGGGGCAGGAGCAGGTAAACGAGGAGCAGGGTCATAGGGTAAACCCAAACGTTCCTCTGGTGCAGGTAACCCAAGTAATTCCTCTCCTTCTTCTGTAGCTACTTCTGCTTCACGTCCACTCAACTCTTCACGTAATCTTCGCGCTCGTGATCGACTACCTAAAGCACCAATCGGGCCAAGTGTACCGCCGACAGTAGTCGCAAGGTAAGCTGCTTCACCGTATTCAGAAAGAGCTTCAGGAGATAGTACGTCTAGGCCAGCTTGTGCTCTTTCTAAAACTTGTTGGGCTACTTCTGTAGGCAGCTCTGCACCCGCACCTCTAGCAATGCCTCGCCCTATAGTTTTAGCTGTACCTAAGTCTGCCTCTCGCACTAGTTTTTCCGCAGCTTCCCGTAACTGAGTGGAGCTTAACTTTGTAACATCTCCTTGTACCAACTTGTTTACAAGACCTTTACCTAAGATAAAGTACTGCCCTGCTAACTCTGGTATTGATTGTAAGGCGGCTGTACCAACAGCTTTTCCAAGGTCTACATCTACCGGACGGCCTTCGTCTATATCGGCTTGAGCCTGACGTTCAAGATTGTATCCAGTAAATTGAGGTATAAGAGAAGCAAGACCGCCAACACCTGCGCCTACTAAAGAACCTATTGGCCCTGCCAAACCGAAACCCGCTAATGCTCCTGCTTTTGCCGCAGCAACTGTGGTAAGTATTTGTGCTCCTTGCCCTGCAACTGCTTGTGGAATCTGGCCTAACGCAGTCCCTACAGTGGGCAGTATCCCTTCGGCATCTAGTACTTTCTGTAAAGTTGGGCCTTCACCGTAGCGTTGTGCTATGTCTTCACTACGTTCTAACCCTGCAAGTGCGGCTGCTTCGTCATCCCCAAAAGTTGCTTCGCCAGCAGTGCGTATAGCCGAAAAAAGAGATTCTCCACCCCGCATGAGTTGCCCACCAAAAGTGCTTTCTGGAGGGGGAGGGGGTAACGTAACGTCAATGCCTTGGCGTAATCTGAAGTAAGCATCCCTTGCTAATGCTGGGCCTTGTTCGTCAGGAGTACCTTTAGGTACGTAAAATTCAAACTTTTCCCCTGAAGGTGCTGTTCCTGTAGCGATAGGCATAGATAACTTCCTTTACTCAGACGGAGCTGTATACCCAAAAGTGCCAGTAGATACTCCCAACCCGCTTCTTCTATATGCGTTCATATAATCATCAAGATACTTTTCTTTAAGGGCAGCAGTCTCAGCAGCTAATTGCGCTCCTTCAAATTCTTGTTGTAAGCGCATAAATTGTGAACTAAATAATTGGTCATCTTCTAGGTCGGACAAAAAAGTTTTAGCCGCGTCTTGTTCAGCTCCCAAGTACTGTTCTCTCAATTTTTGATCCGCTTCAAAGATCATTTTTCGTTCGTCTTGGCGTAGGTTAGCTAGTGCTGCACGATAATCTAGTTCTGAACCGTAACGAGATGCGGCTATGCGTCCTAGCACGTCTGTCTCTTGTACATCTAACTGACGTTGGCGTAAGTCCTCTGCGGCTAAACTTCTATCACCTCCAGCCAGTGCACTTGCTACGCTAGTTTGACCAGCCCCTCCACGTAAGAAAGCTCGTAGGCGACTCATATCAGCGTTTTCTTCTATCTTATCAAGAAGTCCAGCCAAACCACGCCGTTTAACGGGTTCCTCTTTGGCCCCTCTAGTAGCCGCATCTCTGTACATTTCTGCTGTTACGCCTTCGTTATTAGCTTCCCTAGTCTTTCCTCTAGTAAGCTCGTCAAACATTTCTACTGTTTTACCTTCATTGTCAGCTTCAGTAGTACCTAAATCAAACCCTTGTTCTGCAATGGCTTGACGTGCAATTTCTTCTTGAGCTGCTTCGTATTGAGGAGTTATTTGTTCGGACATCATGTCGTCACGTTGTCTACCTAACTCACTTCTTCTTTGACGTAATAGCTTTCGTTGGCCGTCAAATATGGGTAATGTTTTTTCATAGTCCATAAGGCGTTGTATTTCTGCACCTAAGTCTGCGTACTCTTGTTGGCTTTTTACCAAACTTCCTTCAGGGCCAGCAAACTTAGGGATATTAGCCGCAGGGTCGGCAGCATCAATCATGCCTCGATTGTCAGCCATCATCTTAATGTAGTTGAGTGCTCTACGGGCTTCGTCTTCTTTGGCTTTTGCTTGCATTTCACCAATCATCTGCAAGTACTTTATACCACCCATCTCAGTGCCTTCTGACTCATTAACCGCTTTACGCACGTCAGGAAACATCTGGCTAAATTGTTCTGCACGGCTAGGTACGTACATGGTTTCTGGAGGTGTAGTAGGTTCATCCACAGATCTAACCATAGCCATAATACCTGTATCATCGTCTCCTCTACCTACATCTCGTAGTCTAGGGTCTGCATAACCGGAATCTAACCCGTATTGACTCATTGTTTCCAAGACTTCTTCTTCACTAAGTGGTTGAATTTTATCTCGCTGTAGTAAACCCATTAGTCCTCTAGGTATTGCGGCTAACAACTTACCAAAATTACTTCGTTCTCCTTCGGGTGTGAATGGAGTTCTAGTGGCTAAAGTCAACAAATCACTAAGTGCTTCTCCAATCCCGCCACCTTCTTTGAGTGCAACGACACCGCCGCCCTGAAAATCATCCATACCTTTCATACTAGATTCAGCAGACATTTTCTGGTGTGCTTTTGTCCTAATACCAGAATCAAAACCTTGTTGGCTTATCTTAAACCTAGCTTCTACGTCTTGTTTTTCTTCGGCTGTAGGTGCATTAGCTAGACTAGCTTCGTAGGCTCTATACGCTTTAATATAGTTATCTATATCTTTAGCCTCTGCATCTTGAGAAGCAGCACTGGGTTGTCCTTGAGGTATAGGTCTGTCACCCTTACCCACCCCGCCCGCACTAAACCCAACAATCCCACCGTCAGCCAGACGCATATTTGGTGCAGGTTGACTTGGTATACCCATAGCCTGTCGTTGCATGGCCTGTTGATCGCGTGCTGCTTTTTGGGCAACTCCGGGCATGATGGCACGCATAACATCGTTCTGGGCAGAAGTAGCATTTTGTTGGTTCAGCCGTTGTAATTCGGTCTGGTTGGAACCAGTGAACATAGCCTTTATTGCGTTATCAGCTTCCGCATTCTGGTTGGCAAGAAGTTGTGCAGAGATTAGGTCTAATACTGATTGTGACCGCCCGTAGCGTTGCATTGCAGCTTGTGGGTTATTATTAGCTGCATCCATCCGCGTTTGTATTTCTCTATCTATACCAGCCATTGTTAATCTCCAAATAAGCCTATCCAATCAAACCGAGGGTCTCAAATAACCCTAAAATACCACTTGATCCTCCCATAAAGTTAGAAAGACCAGAAGGTTCGGCGTATTGATATTCCTGAGTACTGATAGGAAGTCCCTGCAATAGAGACTGCATGTACTGTACTTGTTTGTATGGGTAGTCGCGTTCTTGCTCAAATTGACGTAAATCAGCAGTAATTCCTGCCTGTTCAATGTCTCTTTGTTGTGCTCCTCCCCTACCCATTGCGTCTAAAGCAGTTAATCCGTAGTTACGTTCCCTATCAAACATATCAGCCGCTTTATCATAGGCTGTTGCATAACCTTGCGCTGTTATATCTCCAATCCTATCCAAGGCACGATTCTGTAAACCTGCTTCGGCTACAGCCTGTCGTCCACCTCCGTATGCCCCTGCTTGAGCGTATTGACTTTGCAGGTTTTGCTGTGCTTTTGCTGTTTCTTCCTGTACCCGTCTTATTGCCGGATTAAGCGCAGCTTCAATGTAGGGGTTCATGTACTGAGAAACAGGACTTGCAGAGCTTGCAGCCGCCCCTGACAAAGGTGCACCACCGTCCATCACATTTTGTGCGGTTGGGAGAGTGGGTGCTTGTCCTGTAAAAGAACCTGTCATGGTAGCGGTAGGAACGGCCAACCCTGCTAATCCCTGAAACATTTGGTTTTGCAGAGAAGAAGGGCCAGCCGTGAGTGGGCCTTGATATGCGGTGTAAGGCATATCGGCTAGTGCCGCACCGCGCCCCAACATCTCTGACACATAAGGGCCAGCGTATGGGGATAAAGAGGATGATCTACCTAATAAGCTCATTATAAGTTCCTCAAGCAGGAAGTTTTTGCATAGGGTCTATTTCCGTACCTTGTTTGGTAGTTCCAGTACGGGCTTCTCTTACCCTATCCATCATTGAATACAGTTGTTTTGCTCCAGCATCTGAGTTGCCATTACCTAAATGACTAACAACGTCAGCAGGAACTACAAATTCCCCATCACTTAACGCAGCAGGTTGTGTTCCGTCTATACTAGCAGGTACAAGATCAGCCATACCGTCTGTAGGCCCACCTAAATAGTAACTATCTAAAGCTCCACCTTGAGCTAATTTACGAGTAAGGTCTTTGAAACCACGAGGGTTAGTATTGAAATTGTCCCGAATCTGATCTGCCGTAATACCTTCAAACTTAGGATCATTACTGTAATAAGCAGCGACTTCTTCAGGTGTGGTCTTACCTGCATCAAGTAAACGCACTATTAATTCTTCTTCTGTAAGTCCTTCTCGACCCATATATTTTACAACTTCAGGAGGAGTAAACCCTCTGTTCCTTAACAAGTCCTCCGCAACATCTAATGTTCCCGCATCAAATTTACCTGCTACCTGTGGAATAGTTGCTTCTCCACGTCTTATTGCATCTACGACTGTGCCTATGTTATCTGATGAAGGTTCTGCCCCTGCCATTAAAAGATCATAAGCGCTGGGTGTAGGTGTAGTAGGTGTAGTAGGTGTAGTGTCAACACCCACATTAGGATAGCGGTTAATAAAATCTTCCGTTATTATGCCTGTAAAATCCCCTGTAGTATCTACACCAGCAGCAGCTTCAGTGCCATCCATACCTCCGCTCATTACTCCTAATAATGCCTCTCCCGCTGCTTGTTGTTCTGCTATTCGTTCTGCTTCAGCAGCTTCAGCGGTTCGCATTTGAGCACCACCTAAAAAGCTAGGCGCAGTAATAGTTTTAGTTGGATCATCGGGATCAGTATAAGTTTCTGTTTCTTGTGTAAAAGTAACGGGGTTAAAGTAAGACCTACCCATACTTCCGGGTCTACGCATAGTACTAGTTTCTGTAGCTGCTAACGGGTCAATCCTATTGCCCTGTGCATCTAGTACATTACTAAACGCATTATCTTTTAGTGTTCTGTTAAATTTGTAATCAGGAATACCACCTGTGTATCCTTGGCTCCCGCTAGTATCTCCGGGGCCACCAGCAAGCCCAAACAAACCACCCAATGCGCCACCAACAAGTCCTGATAGCTTTGGGTTCTCTATAATTTTGTCAAAGATGTTAAACCCAGTTGAACTACTCGAACCACTTGAATCACCTGCGCTACCACTTAAGCCACTAGGCGTATCGTAAGAATAACCTCCTACGGTTTTAAGGTAATCATAATCATCATTTACGCCACCACCCGGATTAAATTTTTTCACTTTTCCACCATTTGCAAAAATAAAGTTTCTAAGGTCTTCCTCATCTTCGTCCTTTATAAAAGGTTGAGCTAAACTTCCTGCCATATCGTAGAAATATGGTATCTCAACTACATCTCCGGGGCCACCAGAAACAGTACGTACTCCACTACCTGTGGGCATTTGCCCGATACCACCAACACCACCCCCAGCAGGAGGAGTAGAGGTTTTTACTTCTTCTTCGCCCTTAAAAGGGTTATCTATAGGTGTAAGCCCTGCTTCAACAATTTCCGGTTCAGATATACCAACTCCACCTATTTTTGGTGCTTCCGGTTCAGGTATACCAACTCCACCTGTTTTTGGTGCTTCCGGTTCAGGTATACCAACTCCACCTGTTTTTGGTGGTTCTGGTTGAGGTGTATCAACTCCACCTATTTTTGGCCCTTCTGGTTCGGGTGTATCAGCTCCACCACCTGTTTTATCATCTTGTGTTTTTATTATTACAGGGTCTACACCAAGGTTTACTAGAGTATCCTTATCTTTTTCATCAAACAACAAACCTGCTGCCGCTACTCCCGATAATACTTCAGGGACGTTATTAATTAAGGAGTCGGGGATACTACGCATAACATCAGCTAATGTGCCCCCTTGCTGTATTATAGAGACCGCTTGGTTTATAACTGGCCCGATCACCGGAATATTAGGAGACCCTACTATCGTGTCTGCTCCTATTCCTGTTTGACCCGTACCAAGTACAGGGACAGGAGTTTGCCCACCACCAAATACTAAAGTGCCGCCAATATTACCGCGTATAATGTCTAGGATATTAGGTATGACAGCTTCTAGCTTTGGCCCTTGCCCTAATGTAGCTGCTTGAACTACTAAATTACCTAAATCAGCAGTGCCTTCTACAACTCTACCTCCAGCTTCTCTGACTAAATCCATCAACGCACTTGTTTCTTGAGGAGGTACTTTGGTAACGGGGATTGAACCTATAGCACTTGATATGGCTGGGTTTAACTGCGCCTGAGTCATGCCTAGCGCCATACCTTCGTTAATTAATGACTTAAGTGTTTCTTCATTCCCTGACATGGCTTCCAGACTGCCTTCCTGCATGTCTTGATTTGGGCCTGATGTTCGGAGTTCATTTTGTTGATTAGCTAAATACTCTAACCCCTGTACTACTTTTTCTTTTGGGGTGAGAGGTTTAACGTTAGAGCCACCTCCAAATAACTTGTTAATAAAAAAATTAGCAGCGGTAGCAGCAAGAGAAGCACCGGGATTAAATATCGTAGCTAATCCCCCTGCGTCAAACTTTTTAACTTTATCTGCTGCCATATCTACCTACGGTAAAGTTTCTGGGAGTGCTGAAATCAAAAATGCACTCACAATCGCTGATGGTACTACAGGTCTTGGGCTTGAAGCGGCCTGATGGTTAAGGCTTACGTCTGTATCACTAGTTGCCCACATAATCTCTATGTATTGTCCTGCTTGCACATCAATCGTAAAGTTATAGTTAATTGCATCTATACTGCCTGACCCAGACAACACATGCTGTTTGGCAGTATTAGTAACATCCGTACCACTTCTTTTTATCCAAACGTCAACTGTTTTGGCAGCGGCTGAACTACTGGTTAACTGAGCCGACACTTCAAAGTTGTAAACCCCTGAATAGGTTGGGGTTATTCGGGTGTTAGACGCTACGCTCATGGCTTCGCCAAGATACGTGTTTTCAAACTGTATGGCGTATGCAGTGCCCGTAGACCCTGCATTTTGATCGACTGTGGAGAAGAACTTACCATTGGGGGTGCTAATAAAACGACCCCCGTAATCTCCAGACAACAAGTTTACAGTATTTGTTATGCCATTGAAAAACAAACGTAAAATGTTGTTTAAATCATCTAAGTAAGTACTTAGAGAAGTTTCCCTTGGAGCAACAGGAAGAGCTGGGTTAGTAACCTGATTTATAAGGTCGTTAGCCACTAGCCCCTCCTACCGTCAGGACGCATCTGCAAACGCGGTACGCCTAGCTTCCAAGTAACCCCAGCCGCCGTAGACTCTAGCTTAAACGACATTTGCCTACCCCGTACTCGTGTATCCACTATGCCAGTAAAAGCCTCTATCGGTGTTGTAGCTGTACGGGTAACAGCCGCACTGTCGCTACCCCCTACTGAAGCAGGGCTATAATAGCCAGACCCAGAATCCTGTAATGGCAGTAAACTAACCGTGGCACTGGGAGAACCTGCGGTAGAACCTTCAAAGGTCAAGTCAGGTAACATCTTGTTTATTAACATAAATCTGTCACCGTCATCCAAATCAAACTGAGAAGAAGTAATACTGGCTGTTATAGCTGCTGGAGTACCTGTTTCGTTATCATCCACGCCTTTCTCTTGGTTGATTAGTTTGCCATCAAACGTAGCAGCCATTGGGAAGTCCCTTAAATCAGAATCTATCCACGCTGAACGAGATAACGTACCGTAATACCAGATGTTTTCCACATAGTTATACACAACATAGCGGTCATTACGAGTCACCCCAGAGGAGCAGTAAAACCACCATATTTCATCAAACTCTTCGTTTGACCCACAGATAACCTGTTGGGCTTGGTCACTGTTAAAATCATCAAATACGTAACTGCGTACCGAACAAGGCAGTGTCTTGACCGTACCATCATAATAGTAAAACTTGCTTGTACCCATCCAATAAGCAATATTATTAGAGTAAATAGCTGCATTAGGACTGGCTATGGTAATGTTAGACCCCAATAGGGTCGCACCCCACACTAAGGGAGCACCTAGATACTGTAAGCCGTACATAGCCGAATCAGTCCACACCAATACTTCTTGACGTGCTTGTATAGCCTGAATGATTTCTGTGCCTTCAGAAAGACTAAGACTTCCCGCTTGATTAGTAGCAGTAGGATTCCAATCAGAAATATCTTCTTGGTCAGACCACCGTAAAAGCATAGGGTCTAAAGCAGAACTACCTACAGCATTTACACCGAAACAAAAGGCAAACCTGAATACATCTGATACAAAGGCAATGTTAGCTACAGTGGGCACTTGCGCTGCACCGCCTAGAGAGCTTACCAACACCCCCCTTGTAGTAACGCCACTACTTGCATCCCAGTAATATAAAGCGCCGTTTCTATGGACAAAGAACAAGTCTTCCCCAAAGTTAGCTTGACTCCAAAGGCGCATTCCAGCAAGGGTAGTGCCACCTGTACCCCATGTACCTGAACTCCATGTACCTGCACCCCAACCAGTAAACGGAACTTCTATTTCGTTTCCGGTATTAATCTGATAAGTACCTACAGTGCTAGACCCTCCATTACCTGAGTCTCCCGCAGAAGCAGTAACTGTACTACCAGAGGTATCTTTAGCTTCTATGGTGTAGGAATTGTCATTTACTTTAGTTGCTATCTGATACTCTTGGTTTAATACAGCAGCCGTAATATTTCCACCCAGAGTAGCAGCACCGCTAAAAGTAACAAAATCGTTAACAACCGCTCCATGTGCAGTATCCGTAACAGTAATAGTGGCATCGCCGTTTACAGCCGCAAAAGTAACGTCTCCCGCCGCTGTAGTAGCTCTAATAGGGGTAATGTCGTTGTAAGCACCACCTCTTTCAATATAATACTTAAGGTTAGTACCTACAGAAACAAGATTTTGAAGGCTTAAAGTAGCCCAGTTATGTAGAGAACGTGCTACTCCTAAATAAGTATTAGCAGACAATCGCTCCCAACCACCTATCTTTTGAGGCAAGCCCCTTCTAAATCGCACCTTTTCAGTTTCGTACCAAGAACCTTCAGCCGCATAACGGGTGTTTTCTCGGTCTACTCCTGCCTTAAACTGTACTTTTTTGTAAGGCATTACTCTACATACTCGCCTGTTTTAATTAAGTCCGTAAGCTCTAGTGCTCTACCACCCACTTGTTTAGCCCAACGTGAGTCTAAGAACTCGGTAGCAGCTACCTTGTAGTTTCCCTCTTCCATAGCAGCCAGAGCACGTTTAAAACCTCTCAATCTTGTTGCTCCAAGATTAAAGCTAATATCAATCATTGCATCTTTTCGTACATCGTCTAACGCATTAAACCAAGCGTACTCTTCTGCTAACTCCTTGATAACACGTTCAATATCGTTCTCAAGTAAATATTCTACTTCATCTTCAGACAAACCCATGCCGCCCCGTTGGTCGATATTCCTTCCTACCCCAACAGTAATCTTTCCTTCAGAACACTCATAAGCATGAGTTTCCACACCTTCATGGCGCTTTAACATGGCAATTAATTTTTTCATGTTACTCATTTCGTACTAGACCCAGAGAACCAAAAAGCTGCCATAGTCCCCAGAATCCCTGATAGCTGGCCCAACACCAAACTAATTATGGTTTCGTCATTTTGATCGTGAGGCATAATAGTTACAGCCATTACATAGGCTCCGTATAACAGTAACGCCAGTATCCCAAACACTTTTGGTGTCCAATCGTTTTTGAAAGTTTCTCTCGCGTGTTGCCTGTCTTCTACTTCGGTTTTAAATGACTCCAGATCAATTTCCATTTCTCGGATACGGTCTTTAAAGTCATTGTCTGCTTCCTTGAGAAGCACCGCTTTTTCTGGCTCTCGCTCAATAATGTCTTCTATCTCATTAGCAGTAGCTTCTGGTACACCTAGCTTTTGTGCGGCCATCTTGACAGCCATACCCGCCATTGGCCCACCCGCTGCACTGGCTATAGTAGGGGCAAGAGATTTAAGTAGTCCACCTAGTTTCATTGTATTAGCAAATACACTTTTATAAGTGCCTCTAGTTCGTTAATTACTTTCCCGTGGAGTCTTCCTCCACGATCTCGTCAATCGTATCACAAACGTCTGGGATTCGGATGCCTGTCGTAACCTCAGTGGTGACACGCCCTACAGCCCGTATGCCTTTGTAGACACCGGAGCAGTATAATTCCTTGTTGGCTATCATATCCTCGGATACGGAACATCCCGCCATTAGTACACATAACGCAGCGATTCTAAGCATTTTCAACCTCGTCAATCATTTTGTTAAGTTCTTTCATTTCTTCTGGGTTAAGTATCTTGTCTTGAGCATCTAAAAATATCCCTAGTCGTTCTTTATACCCTTCCATAAAATGGTCAGAAATAGCATCTTTCAGGCTTCTGTCTTCCTTCCTAACTTCTTTTGAAGGGTTTATGTAATCTTGCATGGAATTAGCAAAGTACAGCATAGTCTGCGACCTAGAGGGGCCATAACAAAGACGTGGTATGCGTGCCACCATATCTGAACCTTGCACACAAGAAATCTGGTTATCCAGTTCCATAGGACGCTTGAATCCTTTGAAGAACACATTAGGTTTACCAAAAGTTACCAGATTTATATTAGGGTGTTTTTTCCACAATTTAGCTGCGCTTAGTTCTGCTAACGCTCCACCAAGACTGTGCCCACATATTAAAGTACGTTTCTTCATGTCTAGGTGCTTCTTGACTTTACCCCAAACAGAGGCATGAGCTGCGGTAAATCCACCGTGGCACAACCTGCCTACATAAGGCACTGGGACTACTAGCGCATCGGTAAGCCAGTCACGCCCTTGTTGCGTCCCACGAAACGCTATGATGTCTATGGATTTGCGCTTTGCTACATAAACTGTAGTAGAAGTAAGTTTACTTTCTATTTTTATAGATTCTTTATTTTCATCGTTATAGGCTTTCATCGCCCAACTACACGCCATATTAAGTAAAACGGGGTCTAGTTTCATTACTCACCACCTAATCCAAAAATTAAAAATACCGCACCAAAAATAAAAATAACCGTCCCTATAATCCACGCAAACATTACTGCTAAATCGTGTATTAAAATATCTTCTGCTTTCTCTGCGGCGGCTTTTTGTTTTCTTTTAACTTCCCGTTTCTTTTCTATTTTAACCGCTTCTTTTTTAATCTTGACCCAACGATGCGTTTGGCCTTTGCGGGAGTAATAGTCCCCCACTTTCTTCATCATTTTCTCGATGCGCTCTTCTTGCTGATCAATGGTAATCGCTTCTTCAAGCGCAGAACCTACCATCAAGTCATCAGTACCAGCCTGACGAGCTTTCTGTATATGCTCCTCAACTTTCTTCTTAGCAGTGAAGAAACGGCCTACCTCTCCAGCCATGTCTTCAACTTCTTTCTTCTTAGCAATAGCGCCCTGCACAACGACAAACGCAGAGTCTAAGGCTTTTATTGCTAATAACGCTTCACCGATCATTTGTACCACCTGCTATCTTCGTCTGCATTTATATGCTGACAATGAGCTTTTAAATCTGGAGTATTAGGTTGTTGGTTCAATCGCTCGGCAAAGTAAAGACACCTATCAATATCCTTAAAACACAACGCCTGTTCGCAAGAACGCGATACATCTTGCCCCCCAATACTTACAATTAATATAAATAAAACCATAACTCATGGCTTTTCAGGCCAGTCATCATCAGTTAAATTATGGGGGAAATTACTATGTGCAGTTATATCTCTTAATGCTTGCCTATAGGTTGTCATCGCATCAGTCATAGTCACATCAGATAAAGCATAGAAGTCTGTTTCAGCAAGCAATCCATCACGCCTAGACCTTACTGCCGCAGCAGCTTCAGCATCTAACCCAGCTTGATATTCAGTTTCTTGCTCGGCCTTGGTTTTGTCTTCGGTATCGGCAAACATATCTTGCTCAACCCACGCCTGTACCCACTGATTTTTAGAATTTTGCTCAACACCATTTCTGACATAATGCTTGTAAGCCTCAGAACTTGTAGGTTGTGGGGTTTCAAACACTACGTCTATCCCTAAGTCTTCACAAACTTGGTCAGTCCAAACTTTAGGAATACTTGTATTAGGAAATAGCGCAATAACTTCACTTTTAGTTTTTACGCTTCCGTCTGATTTAAGTCTGTATTCAGTCATTGTTTATGTCCTATGCAAAAGCTAAATATAAATATTTTCCACCGCTTGCATTTAAACCAGCAGGGGCAGAAGAAGTTATTGTAAAACCTGAACTATGAGGATCGATATAGTCAGTATTGGTAACTTCAACAGCATTGTCATTTAAAAATAAATAAGGGTCATCCCCTGCAACAATTCCCCTTGAAGTATCATAAGTCCACCAATCACCACTAGCATCAGTTCTTTTAATCAATACAAATCGTGCAGAAGCACCTAAGTCTGTGACATTTAAATCATTACCTGTACCAACATAAGCTCCTACTTTTGATATTCCTGATAGGGAAGCAAACAACAACATAAGGTGTTTATCACCATTAGTATTAATTGCACTTGTTCCCCCAAATCCCTCAAGGGTAACAGTTGTTGCTGAAGCAGTTAGTCCATCTCCGTTGTATGCTCCATTAAGATTTAAATAAACTACTCTGCCGTCAACATCAGAGTTGCCAGTATTCATGCCAACTCCCCAGTTTGTATTACTATCTAGATTTTTTATAATTACTAAATTAG